CGTCTTCTATACTCTTTACAGCTAACATATAGTCTTCGTCCTGTTCTAACCAATTATAATGCGTCTTACGTTCTATACCTACCATTTTACAAGCTGTAGTAACTACGCCTAGCGTTTGTTCTAACGCTTCTAACATAGCTACTTTACCTTTTATTGTTCTATCCTGCATAAGTGTGTAATTTTGTATATTATTTGCCACAGTATTCGCATACTTCTTTAGGCTCTTTTTCGTTAGCTATCTTATCGTCTTCGTTCTGCCATACGTCTAACCCCCATTCTTCTAAGTCTACACTATCCCACTCGTTAGCTAATATATCAAAATCCCAATCGCCATAACTTAGATTGTCTTTTATTAAAAACTCCTGCGCCTGCCTTTCTGTTAAACTTTCTGCACGTATTACAGGTACTTCTGTGTAGCCTAATTCTACTAACGCTTTATAACGCATATTACCGCCTAGTATAACATTGTCTTCGTTTAGTATTAGCGGTCTTAGCTGTAGCATTTCAGGCAGTTCTTTTATAGACTGCTTTAGCTTTTCAAACTTTGCCTTATTAACTATACGAGGGTTATTACTGTTTAGTTTTATATTACTTATTTGTAATGTCTGTATTTGCATATACTAAGTTAGCTTCTGTTTCTTTGTCTGCGTTTATTCTGTTTAGTTCAAAATGTAAATGGTCAATAGCTTTTCTTATTTCTTGTTCTACAGGGTTACCTTCCTTTTTGCCGCAGCGTAGCAAGTAGGCAATAGCTACGCCTATGTTATAGTTATCTGCTTGGAAGTCTTCTATAACTTTAGACGCTTCGTACTTATGTGTCTTACCTATATAGTATTCAGGTACGCCTGTACGTCCGTTACGTGTGTAGTCGTAATAGTATTTACTGTGCTTCATTTTCTACTATTTGTTTTATACCATTAAAGCAGCTACGTAAACACGCGCCGCAGTTGCTAGTTAATTTATAATTTGTTTTATATATTTCGTTATGTAGGCTAATCATTTCTGCCTTACTTTCGTGGCTATCTGCTTTGCTAGTCTTTATGTGTTTCCATACTTTTAAGGCTCTAGCTTTTTGTTCTTTAGTTACTACGGCCATACTACTATAATATTATTTACCATTTGTTCTTAGGGCATGTTTCGCTACTCCAAGAAGCCTTATCAGCAATAGGGCAACCGCATACAGTACAGCTACAGTCGCTATCGTCGTAATCGTCGCACCTACTGCAAATATGTACTCTGTCGTAGTAAGTTCCTGCGTCTGTCGTTTCAAAACCATTTTTTGCATGCTTATAACTTGCTTTTAACAGGTTATACGCTTTTATCATTAGATTTGGCTTTCTCTTTGTCATGTCTTTGTAGTTTAACTATTCCGTACGGATCGTATTCTTTGCTTAATATTACGTCTATATCTTGGAATGTATATTCTGCTATGTCTACGCTATACTCTAATTCTCCTTCTTCGTTATAAAACTCTATACAAGGTATATTATATTCTATAAACTGTACAAATTCTTTATATGTCATTTTGCCTAATTTCTTTAAGGCGTTTAGCTATATAATTTTTTACTACTTTTAATGTAGTATATATAGACATTCTGCTAATTTTAGTTTTGTTAGACAAAGTAGTGTAAGTATATCGCTTACCCTCGTTATCGCCTAGTACATACAGCTTAAATAATTCGCGTTCGTACCAATACATTTCGCTTAATATTTCGTTAACTAATTCGCTGTCTTCTATATAGCCGTCGCCTTCTATA